AGATCTTTGATCTATCTTTGCGACTGCAAGAAATGACAGATGGAACTATAGATTGGCGAGAACCAGGTGTTCCATGTGTACAAGCTGAATATCATGGAGCTACCGCAGTGCTAAGCGTTAGGATCTGGGAAGATGGTTTTAATGCAGAACAGCAACCAGATTACAGTACAATGCTGTTCCTGGATAATCGGAACTGTATAAATGAAGCGAAGTATCTGAAAGAAAGATTGACAAAATTATTAGAAGAAAGCGGGAAAGAACAATGACAAAAGAATTTTTATTAGAATGTGAACGAAAATTAGCAAAATCTTATGTATGTACAGCACTTGGCCGCGACGATGACAGTATCGCTATTACAAAAGAGATAGCCAAAGATATTGCTTTTGAAGTGACAAACAGTGTACATCCTATTTCTATGGAAACAGCGCCATATGTCGTAGCGGCTTTAAGAACTTTGGCAAATGGTATAGAAAAAGAGATGAATCCATTGGACAAAGAAATTGCAAGAGCATTACAAGAATTAATGGGTAGATTTCAGTTCGTTAAAGAAGAAGTAAAGGTTGATCTATGAAAGGAATTCTGATTGCACCAGGAATCAAACGGATCCAGTTCGATTCCACCGATTCCTGGTTAAATGCCAGACATGGAATCGGTGGATCTGATGCATCTGCGGTATTAGGACTCAATCCATATAAAACCAATATAGGACTTTATTTAGAAAAGACAGGACAGCGAACAGCTCCTGATATTTCGGATAAGAACTATGTGAAGTATGGACATGATGCAGAGCCATTACTTCGATCACTGTTTGCACTGGATCATCCAGAGTATAAGGTTGAGTACTTCGGAGACAACATGATACGAAACGAAAAGTATCCATGGGCGCATGCTTCTTTGGATGGAGAACTGACCGATCAGGATGGTCGCAAAGGAATCTTAGAAATCAAGACAACTAATATCCTGCAAAGCATGCAGAGAGAAAAATGGAGAGATCAGATTCCGGACAACTATTACATCCAGGTACTGCATTATCTGCTTGTCACAGAATATTCATTTGTGGAGCTAAGGGCACAGCTGAAATCAGTGTGGCAGAGTCAGATCAGATTAGAGACGAAAGATTATCATATTGAGCGATCAGACGCAGAAGAAGATATTGAGATATTAAGACAAGCGGAAGAAGAGTTCTGGCAGAATGTCGTAAAAAGGCAGCAGCCGAACTTGATTCTTCCAGAAATATAAAAGGAGAAATGCATGGAACTTAAGATATACAATCCGCAGGAAGAGGGATTTCTGAAAGAGATTGACTGGAACTATGAAGAGTTAAAAACAGAGATCCAGGGAAAAGCGAATGATTACATGAATTTGGTTTATACAGCAGATCAGGTAAAAGATGCCAAAAAAGATCGTGCAAATCTTAATAAATTTGTGGAAGCTTTAGAGAGCAAGCGAAAAGAAATTAAAAAACAGATTACAGAACCATATTCAGCATTCGAGAAACAAGAGAAAGAACTGGTTGGTATTGTTAATAAAGCGATTGCAAATATTGATACGCAGATCAAAGGATATGAAGAAGCAACAAGACAGGAAAAACTTGAAAAGGTCAAAGAAATCTATGCAAAAACAATCGGTGGACTTGCTGATGTAGTAACGTTTGACAAAATTTTTAAAGAATCCTGGCTGAATGTATCAACAACGTTTAAATCGATCACAAAGGAAATCACAGAAATTCGTGACAAGGTTGACAATGATTTATTTGTGATCAATGCAGACACGAGTTCCTTTGCTTATGAGATGAAAGAAGAGTATCTAAAGAACTTTGATCTCACTGCAGCGATTAACAAAAAACAAAAATTAGAAGAGACAGCAAAGCAGAAAGCAATATATGAAGAACAACTAAAAGAGGAAGAGGAACAAAGAAAACAACGATCACAAGAAGAAGCAAAGAAGGTAGTATTTGCAGGTAAAAGCACAGAAAAGCCAGTAAAAGCACAGAAGCCAGTGAATACAGGAGAAAAAATATCAACGATCACATTCCGATGTACTGTAAAAGAACATAACTTTAAAGAAGTTAACGCAAGACTCAGTCTAGTACAAAAAGTATGTGAAGAATTTAAAATCATAGATCCAAAGGAGGAATTATAAAATGGCAGTTGGAAACAGTTTAGCAAACAGACAACAGAAAACAGGATTAACGGCATATCTTACAAATGATGCTGTGAAACGTCAGATCAATAATGTAGTGGGTGGCAAAAACGGAGATCGTTTTATTGCCTCTATTGTATCTGCAGTACAGGTTAATTCAGATTTACAGGAATGTACAAATCCATCAATCTTAAGTGCTGCACTACTTGGAGAGTCTTTAAAACTCTCTCCATCACCACAGCTTGGACAGTATTACATGGTTCCATTCAGAAACAACAAAAAAGGATGTAAAGAAGCACAGTTTCAGCTTGGTTATAAAGGATACATTCAGTTAGCGATCCGCTCAGGGCAGTACAAAAAACTAAACGTTCTGGCAATTAAGGATGGGGAATTGGTTCGATTTGATCCACTGAATGAAGAAATCGAAGTAAATCTGATCGATGATGAGGAAGTAAGGGAAGAAGCAAAGACGATCGGATACTATGCAATGTTTGAATATACAAACGGTTTCCGAAAAGCTATGTACTGGTCCAAAAAGAAAATGGAAGCACATGCATTAAAGTATTCCAAAGGGTATGCAGCAAAAAAAGGATATACATTCTGGGAGAAAGATTTTGATGGAATGGCTTATAAGACAATGCTTCGCCAGCTGATCAGTAAATGGGGAATCATGAGCATTGATATGCAGAATGCAATGGAATCTGATATGGCGGTGATCCATGAAGATGGAACAAAAGATTATGTAGATACAGTTTCAGAAGAAAATATTGTAGCAGATCAGGATCTGCAGGAAACGGCAGAGGAAACACCTGAACCAGAAAAACAGGAACTACAGGAAGAAACAACAAAAGAAGAACCACAGCAGTTCTTTAAATAAAAGAAAGGAGCAACACGATGAAACATATTGACTTAGAACAGTTTGCAGGAGGGAAACTTTCAGTACAGCTTAATAAGGCATTAGAAAAGATCACTGAAAATGTTCAGGATCCGAACACTGATGCGCAGAAGGTCAGAAAGATCAATGTATCAATCAGTTTCCGGCCAAACGATGAAAGAAACTTTGTGGCAACTACGGTAGAAACAAAGTTAAGCCTTGCACCAGAACTTGGAGCTACAACAGCACTGAGTATGGGCAGAGATCTTCGCACCGGAGAGGTTGAAGCGGTTGAAATCTTTAACCAGATTCCTGGTCAGATGAATGTTGATGATGTGATCGACCAGGAAGAAGATGAAACACCGAAAGCTTTTGATCCGGATACTGGAGAGATCTACGAACCAAGCAACAAAGTGATTGATTTAAGAAAAGCAAAACAGGCATAAAACAGGAGGATACATAACAATGGATAATACATTTTTAAGAGAAGCAATCGAAAAGATCGAAGAATTGACAGACAGTGCAAGAGAGCCACACGTTGTAAAAATCGCAGGAAAGACTTATTGCGATAAATCTATGTCACGATATGACAGAGAAGAGTTTGCAGAACCATTGACAGCTACAAGTCTTAATTCTCTGATCGATTATATCAGTGGAAAGAGTGAAGAGTTAAGAGAATCTATGATCATTCATGTAGAATCTCCAACAAAAGTAAGATTACTATCTGGTCTTACACAGGAAAGAAATCGAGAAGAATTATTCCGCGTAGGTACAAATCCAAATGGTTTTGATTTCGATCATTACTATGATCAGGAAGCGTTTGTAATTAATATGCAGACTGCCTTTAAACAGAGTGATGAAACAGAACTGATTCTTTCAGTTGCTGGAAACGTAGAAAATAAAACAGTGGCCAACTATGGAGATGATGGAGTCAGCCAGAAAGCTACGATCACAAAAGGTATTGCAGGAAAAGAAGATGTGATCGTACCAAATCCAGTAACACTTCGCCCATATCGTACATTTTTGGAAGTAGAACAGCCAGAAAGCAAGTTTATCTTTCGAATCAGAGAAGGTTCCGATGGACAGCCAATGTTTAAATTGGTAGAAGCTGATGGTGGTCTTTGGAAGTATGAAGCAGTAGATGCTATCAAGAAATATTTAACAGTGAGTTTACCGGAAGAACTGTTAAAAGTGATCACGATCATCGGGTAACAGTTATGGAGACAGTTAAATTTACAGTCCCTGGTGCTCCGAAAGGAAAAGCCAGGGCGAGAACTGTCCGTAGTAAAAAAGGTGGAACATTCTCATATACGCCAGAAGGTACTATGTTATACGAGAATCTGATCAAGTGCTGTTACAGGCAGGAATCAAACAACATCGTTTTTAATGACGGACAGCCCTTAAAAGTAACGATCATAGCTTATTATCCGATCGTTAAGAGTACAAGCAAGAAAAAGAAACAACAGATGTTGGAAGACCTTATGTTTCCAACGAAGAAACCAGACATTGATAACATTGCAAAAAGTATTCTGGATGCATTGAATAAATTAGCATATAGAGATGATACGCAGGTGGTAACGCTGCATATGGAAAAGCATTATGCAGAGAACCCACGAGTTGAAGTAGAGATAGAAGAAATCAAATAAGAAAAAGGAGAATCGTTTTGGCCAGACATAAGAAACGAGGTATCGAATATTTTTCTTTGGATTGTAATTTCTTTTCGAACAGGAAGATAAAGATCCTGAAATCCAGATATGGAGCAGATGGGATCACAATTTTTATCTATCTTCTTTGTGAAATTTATAAAAATGGATATTACATCATTGTAGATGATGATTTTTACTATATCGTGTCGGATGATCTGAACATGAATAGTGACAAGGTGAAGCAAGTCTTGACATTCTTACTGGAACGGTCGATGTTTGATAAACAGCTTTTCCAGTCGGACGCTGTCCTGACTTCTGCCGGAATACAGGAGAGATTCCAGTTAGCAGTAAAAACAAGAGCTAAGAAGAATCCAATAAAAGTCGACAGGTTCTGGCTTTTAAATGAAGAAGAAACAGAACCTTTTATTAAAGTTACCCATTTTGAAGATAATTCCGAGAATAATACGGATAATTCCAAGAAAAATAACGATAATTCCCGAGAAGAATCCATAAAGGAAAGTAAAGTAAAGGAAAGTAAATATTATTATAGCAATCCAGATCTGAACAGAGAGTTCTGTCTTTATCTTGATATGAGGAATCATACTGGACCAACATTATCTGCAGAACAGATCAATGCCTTGAAAGAAGAACTTGATTCTCTGGCTGAGAATGATTCTGATAAGTTGGGCATTGTAAGAAAAGCATTTGGTGGAGGATATAAGAGTTTCTTCCCTACATCAAAGAAACGGAAGAAATCAACACCGAAACCAAAGAAAGAAGAAACTATACACAATTTTACACAACGAGAAGTGAAAGATTGTGAGTTTGAGAATCTGGAGAAGAAGCTATTAAAGAAACAATTAGGAGGTGACATAACGTATGGATAATTTAATTCCTGTTAACTACGATACAGAAGAACCAACAGTATCAGCAAGGGATTTACACGAAGCACTTGAGATTAATAAAAGATTCTCAGCTTGGTTTGAATCAAATTCACAAGGATTCGTAGAAAACGAAGATTTTACAAGCGTACTTACAGGTACGGTTGTAAACAATGGAGCACAACGCGAACTACAGGATTATAAAATGTCTGTAGATATGGCAAAACATATTTGTTTAATGTCCAGAACTGAAAAGGGAAAACAGATTAGACAGTACTTCCTTGACTTGGAAAAAGCCTGGAATACACCAGAACAGATCTTTGCGAGAGCATTAAAGATGGCTGATAGAACAATAGACAAATTAAAGACAGAGAAAGCTGCATTGATTGAAGATAATGAACGTATGAAACCTAAGGAGATATTTGCTGATGCAGTAACAGCGAGTAAAGATTCTATTCTGATTGGAGATTTAGCAAAAATTCTTAAGCAAAAAGGAATTGATATTGGTCAAAACAGACTGTTTCAAAAACTCAGAAATAACGGATATTTAATCCAAAGAAGAGGTCCAAGTTGGAATATGCCAACACAAAAGAGCATGGAAATGGGATTGTTTGAAGTTGAAGAAAGAACGATCACAAATCCGGATGGAATGACAAAGATCAGAAAGACTACAAAGGTCACTGGTAAAGGGCAGCAGTATTTTATTAATAAGCTGTTAGTAGCAATGTAAAAGAGAATAAAAAGCATCCGGTTGATCTCTGTCCGTAGTAACCAACAACCTAAGATTGTTGTTAAAAGTCGTAGTAATAGTCGTGGTAGTTGTGGGTTTCGGGATGATCTTAAGCGACAGGACGTAAAAAGATGATCACATATGCGGACAGAGATCAGCCGGATGGACTGAATTATATACCACAGGAACTATTAACATGCATAAGAAACAAGCCAATGTATAAGCCATGAGTCTGCTGCCTTAGGTGGCAGACAGAAAGGAGAACTAATGGCGGATTACAGCAAAGGATTTAAACGCCGTGTTGTGCAGTTATGGATCCAACATGGCATGTCCACAAATGAGATCAGTAGAACATCAGGCATCGATCATAAGACATTGATGAGGTGGTATAAGCGTTTCTACCCTGAGATAACAGGGGGGGGGCGAGACAAAACACGAAGGTTTGCAGTGGCATTATGTAGGTAATTGTGCCGGATACCATAAGTAAATAAGTAAAGGAGTACGATCAGACAGCTTAACTTTCTACCTGATTAAGATTTTTCGAGTAACTATTAACGAAGCAAGCAAACGTAAACATATTTTTCAGGTTTTTTGTATTTTTATTTTTCACAAACTAGATTTGGTATTACAATTTTTCAAATCACAGGAGAAGAATCACAGCAGTTTATATGATCAGGCAAAAATAAGGAGAAAGTGATCAGTATAAATGCTGTTTCAGGTAGAAAGTTAAGCTGTCTGAGATAGGTAGATAAAATGAGTAAACAAGATTATATTATGCAGGGCAGAAACGAAGGAATTGCGTTCTGCGACAAAATAGTAAAAGAAAAAGGATTAGAAGAGCTACAGAGAGTAACAAGACAGAGAAATCTTGCAGGGCTTCGAACACTAATAGATCCAAGAGAACTTGACCAGGATTTTAGAGATGCAACACTACAGATTTTAGATACTGTATTGATCATGAGTCTTATAGTTTTGAAAGATGAATTTGATTTCGGAACTAAGAGATTAGATCGATTCAAAAAAAGATTCAATGACAAAACAGAGTGTTTAGAAACAGGAAATGTGACATGGATTGATATGATCGAGCAGGTCAGAGAAGAAAACAACATTAAATTAGATCTTAGAAAGAACGATGTAGTGATGGCGTGGAGGAAAAAATAATGGTAAACAAGAAAGAATTTGAAGGTTACATCTGTGAGATCACAAATAAACCGATCAGAAAAATGAAGTTGTGTCCGGACAAGCAGCAGAAGCTAAAGGTTCGGATCAAGTGCGATAAGAGTTGTATTTATTGCGAGAAGGAAGTGATCGATAATGACCGATGAAGAAAAAAGAATGGTGGAATTTAACAACTACATAGATGACTTGATTAAATTTATGAATGGGGAAAACGATGACTTTGAACCGATTCCGATACCAAAAGAAGTTGATGACGAAATGCAGAAAGATCGTTTCTATTAATTGTTAAAGAAAGTTAAGGAACAACTAATATACCAATTAATACATCAACTAATGGAACAATACAACAGTTGATGTATCAACCAAGAGATTAAGGAGAAGAGAATATGAATGAACAGAACATAATACATTTAGACAATTTGACTGAAGAAGAAAGAGAACAGTTTACAAAAGTGTTAGGCAAAGCGAGTGAAGAACCGAGCAAGGAAAGTCGTGTGTGGAAGCCTAAAAAAATAGACCAATATTATTACATAAACGATTTTACCGATGTATGTACAGATACTTGGCAAGAAGCCGGTGCTGATTATAAAAGATTTAAAATTGGGAATGTATATAAAACGAGAGAGGAAGTGTGCTTTGCATTAGAAAGAGCAAAGGTAAAAGCAGAACTGAAAAGATACGCATTAGAGCACAATGATCCCGAAAAGGAAGCATGGAATAATGACAACGGTCATTATATGATTGCGTTTAATCATAGAGTAAATGATCTTTTTATAACACGGGGATATTACATAGAAGAAGAATCAGCTACATGTTTTACATCAGCTCCTATTGCTCGTGACGCAATTGAAGCGGTGGGAGAAGAAAGAATCTTAAAATACATTTTCGGTGTAGAGGTAGAAGAATAATGGGCAAAGTCAGACAACGATTAGGAAAAGCCTATATCCACACAAAAGAAGAATCCATCCAGAGTATTATCATCGATGCTCTGGTAGATCACGGATATGACGTGGATGTTGAGGTTACAGATAACGGAACAGGAAACGAAGTAGTATCATGTGAGATTTACGATGTGGGGGGCAGTAAGAAATGATAACAACAAAAGATGCTGTAAAAGTATTAAGTTTAACACTAACAATCGCATGTTATGGAATTTATTTTTATTCCGACCGAAAAAAAGATTGCTATCAAGCTATTAAATTTTTGATACTGGGATCAATCATGCAGAATGTAACATTCCACTTGGAATAAAGGAGCGTTAAGAATATGGGAAAGACAATAGAGAAAATAGAAAGAGCGGCGAAAATGCTAAATGGACGACACATGCCGAAAGCATATGAAGTATACAAACACTTTAAAGGAAGTTTGTACGTTGTTATTACAGTGGCTCGTCATACAGAAACAAATGAATTATTTGTAATATATTCAGATATAAGAGAGATGCAGAGAATGTATGCTAGGCCATTACAGATGGTTATGAGTGAAGTAGATCACGAAAAATATCCAGATGCAAAGCAAAAATACAGGTTTGAAAATATGATGGAGGGTTAATTTATGATCGTTGGATTTTTAAGCGGATTAGTTATTGGAGCAGTAGCAGGAGTGGCAGTGATGTCACTCTGTGCTGTAGCGAAAGAGAGGGATGAGTTATGACAATAACAGAGAATCTTACAGGTGTCGTGAAAGAGGAACCAAAGACAATAACAGAATTTTTTGATGAAATAAAAAGCAACATCTGTGATAACTATTGCAAGTATCCAAGCGAAATAAAAGACTATGATGAGCTGATAGAAACAGTATGCAGCAAATGTCCGCTGCGAAAGTTGAACTAATTATTAGATTAGTTGAAATATTAGTTGAAGAATAAGTCGAAGGAGTTGATACATAAATGGCATATAGAGATTGTCCGTGCCTAAATTGTAAAGATAGATCACACGGATCAAAGAGAGTTGCTTGTCAGACAGGATGTGAGAAGTATCTGTCCTGGAAGGCAAAGGAACAGGAATTAAGAAGAAGAGAGAAAGAATCACGGCCTTATTACTCAAATGCAAGAAAAGCGATCATAAGAAACCGCCAGATGAAAAGAAAGAGCGGTAGGCAGATATGATTGATCCATGCAAAGCCTGTGCAGAGATAATCTGCATGGGCATTTGTGCCGATCAGGTGCAATACAAACAGGAGTACCAGGAGATGACAGATCGGATAAGGCAGCAGATAATAAATCGTAACAGGAGGGGAGAACGTGGACAAGAACGCACTGATCCAATATTGTGACATGAAAGAAGAAATTAAAGATTTAAGGAGAAGAATCACAGAGACTGAAAAGCAGATCTTCAGAATTGCAGAAGAAGGAACGGTAAAAGACACAGTAAGCGGTGGCATGGGTGGAATACAGCACTTTGTTGTTGAGGGTATGCCAGTACCAGAACTTAGCAGAAAGAGGCTGCTGCTTAATAAACGAAAATCTATGTTGATCAAAAAGGAAAATGAACTTTTAGAATTAACAAATCAAGTAGAACAGTATATAAGTAGCATCGAAAAAAGTGAATTGAGAACTATTTTCCGACTGTATTATATTGATGGAATGACATGGACACAGGTAGCGCACAGGATGAATGCCATGCATCCTAAAAGAAAGATTGCGTACAATGAAAAGAATCTACAGAAGAGAAATGAAAGATTTTTTGCAGAAAATGAATAAATGTCGCTCACTGTCGTAGGAAAATAGTTTAATATATAGACTAAACATTTTGTGTATTGATACTATACGAAAAGTTCTTCTTTAATGGTATGTATTTCGAAGTAAGAAAGCTCGAGAGATTTTTTAAATCATCTCGGGTTTTTCTTATGCAAAATACACATAAAATACACACTAGGCGTTGACTTATACACACTAAATGTGTATAATATAATCATAAGGAGGTAACTTATGAAGCAAAGAGACCTAGTGAAGAAACTTGAAAAAGCGGGTTTTGAATTTGCAAGACACGGAGGAAACCATGATATTTATAAGCGAGGGGATGATGAAGAAAAGATTCCACGACATCGCGAGATAAATGAAAGGTTAGCAAGAGCAATTTTAAGGAAATGGGGATTATAAAATCCCCTGTCCTTAACACATAATAGATATATTATAATAGGAGGAGAACGAAATGAAAGGAGCATACCCAGTTATCTTTACAGATGTAGATACGAATATTTTAGTTGAAGTTCCGGATCTTGGAATTTTAACAGAAGCAAATGAAGAGGGTAAGGCAAAAGGAACCATTGCAGATGCGATAGAAATGGCAAGAGATGCAATCGGTTTAGCATGTATCAATTTACAGGATGAAAATAAACCAATACCAGAACCTACACCAATAGCAGATGTTGACGTGACTAATGGAACGTTTGCAGAAGATGGAAAAGGAATTGTATCTTTAGTTGATGTTGATCTTACAGAGTATAGAAGAGCGATCGATAATAAAATGGTTCGTAGAAATGTGACATTACCCAATTGGTTAAATCGAGAAGCAGAAGAAGCTCATATCAATGTATCTGGAGTATTAAGAGAAGCATTGATGAGCGTACTTGGAGTAACAAAAGCTAGATAATATAAAGAATCAAGCACCTTCGGGTGCTTTTTTCGTACATAAATTTAAGGACCACTAGCTCAGCAGGGAGAGCGGTCGGCTTATAACCGATGAACAGTCCAGGGTTCGAGTCCCTGGTGGTCCATTTAAGAAATAAGAAAGAAGGTGGTAATGTTTGAGTGAAGAAAAAAACTACATACTTGCAGAAGCCGACTATGTAGTGGGAATGAAATATAAAGACATTGCTGCCAAGTATGGAGTCTCGATCAACACTGTAAAGTCATGGAAGAAACGATACGCATGGTCGAGAGATAAAAAGACAGAATGCATCCAAAAGGGGTGCACACAAAATAAAAAGGGTGCACACAAAAAAGAAGCCGTTGCAGAGGACGTAAGTCAAGTCGCGATCAACGATGAACTTACCGATCAGCAGCAGCTTTTTTGTTTGTATCAATCTAGGATGTTTAATTACACGAAAGCTTACATGAAAGCTTATCCAGGATGTACTTATGCATCTGCTGCAGTATTAGGAAGCAGGCTTATGAAGAATCCAGTGATCAGAAAAGAGATTGAACAGCTAAAGCAGAATCATATGAACAGGGAACTGTTAAAGCAGGAAGATATCTTTCAAAAGTACATGGATATTGCGTTTGCAGATGTGACAGATTATGTATCGTTTGGGCGAGAAAATATTCAAGTCATGGGCGCTTTTGGTCCAGTAATGGTAGAAAACAAAGAAACTGGAAAAAAAGAAGTTCTCGAAAAAGAAGTCAATACTGTGAAATTCAAACAATCTGAAGATGTTGATGGAACGTTGATTATGGAAGTGAAGCAAGGAAAAGACGGAGCGAGTATTAAGCTGGTTGATAAGATGAAAGCTTTACAATGGCTTGCAGATCATATGGATATTGCTACAGTTGAACAGAAAGCTAAGATTGAGCAGATCAGAGCTAAGACAGCGATCATGTCCGGAACATCCGAAGAAGAGACAGAAGACGATGGATTCATCGAAGCCTTAAAAGGTGAGGTGGCAGATGTATGGGAAGAAGAATAAAGAAAGCTGTCTTTAAGTTTCGGCCGTTCTCTAAGAAGCAGAAAAAGATACTTACCTGGTGGCTGCCAAATTCTCCAGTACATGATCAGGATGGAATCATAGCAGATGGAGCAATCCGATCGGGAAAGACAGTTTCTATGTGCTTATCTTTTGCAATGTGGGCAATGGAAACATTCAACGGCCAAAACTTCGGTATGTGTGGGAAAACGATCGGTTCTTTCCGGAGAAACGTACTTTTTTGGTTAAAGCTTATGCTTAAGAGTCGAGGATACCACGTTGAAGATCACAGAGCTGATAACTTAGTTGTTATCCGAAGAGGTGGCAAAGAGAACTATTTCTATATCTTCGGTGGAAAAGACGAGCGATCACAGGATTTGATACAGGGTATTACTTTAGCAGGAGTCTTTTTTGATGAAGTGGCACTGATGCCTGAATCTTTTGTTAACCAGGCAACAGGACGATGTTCAGTAGATGGATCTAAATACTGGTTCAACTGTAACCCAGATGGGCCGTATCACTGGTTTAAAACTAACTGGATTGATCGTGCAGATGAAAAGAAACTTGTCTATCTACATTTCACAATGGACGACAATCTGAGTCTATCTGAGCGAATTAAAGCAAGATATCGGGCGATGTATACCGGAGTGTTTTACAAGCGCTATATCCTAGGTCTGTGGGCCGTAGCCGAGGGAATTATTTACGATATGTTCAATACAGAAAAGCATGTTGTAAAAGACCAGCAATCAGTAGTAGGCAGTAAATACGTCAGTGTCGATTATGGTACACAGAATGCGACAGTATATCTTCTGTGGGAAAAGAATCACAAGGGACAGTGGGTTGCTACAAAGGAATATTACTATTCTGGCCGAGATGAGACTACGCAGAAGACAGATGGAGAATATGCGGATGACATGGAAGAGTTCCTGGAAGGAATCAATGTTGAATCGATCATTGTCGATCCGGCAGCAGCATCCTTTATCGCAGAGCTTAAGAAAAGAGGATTCAAGGTTAAGAAAGCAAAGAATGATGTACTTGATGGTATTCGATTTGTAGGAAATCTGTTAAATCTAGGTGTATTACTGTTCTCTGAATGTTGTAAAGAAACAATCAAAGAGTTTGGTTCTTATATCTGGGATGATAAGGCATTGGAACGTGGGGAAGATAAACCAGTGAAGCAGCATGATCATTGCATGGATGCGGTAAGATATTTTGCTTACACGATCGTAAGACGTGAACGAAAATGGAGTTGATTAAATGATAAAAGAAATTATTGAGCGAATAAGGCAGGTGATAAGAAAAATGCTTGGAAAAGAAAATATCAGAGATGCGATCGGAGTTGATGTTGCCGTATCGGACAAGATGGCAAGAGAAATTGATCTCTGGTCGAAGATGTATAAAAATCAACCGCCTTGGAAAAGAAAAGAGCTGAAGCTTTGTGGGTTACCTGCAGCTATTGCTGGAGAATTTGCAAGGCTTGTCACACTGGAATTAAAAACAGAGATCACAGGGAATAAGTTTCTCAACGATGAATACCAAACTGTGATTGATAATATACGAACCTATACGGAATATGCCTGTGCAAAGGGTGGACTTGCAATGAAGCCTTATGTTTCTGACGGACACATTGAAGTTGACATGGTCCAAGCTGATCACTTTTTTCCGACAAAATTTAATTCCAGAGGGGAAGTTATTGCAGCGGTTTTTATGGAAACCGTAACGATCGGGAAACAGGTATATACAAGACTGGAATATCATCAACACGATGAGAACACGACATATCATATTATGAATAAGGCTTTTGTAAGGCAGGATCTAGATAATGTTGAGGTATTGGGAAAAGAAGTACCGCTTAGTGCTGTACCGGAGTGGGCCAATCTTGAAGAAGCAGTGACAATCTTACACGTGAAGAAGCCATTATTTGCATATTTCAAAATTCCGAACGCAAATAACGTTGATGATTCATCTCCATTAGGAGTTTCTGTATATTCTAGGGCAGTCGATGATATCAAAGAAGCTGATTATCAATGGACAAGGATATTGTGGGAATATGAGGGATCTGAATTAGCAATTGATGGAGACGTTAGCTTATTTAAGCGAAAAGAAAACGGAGAATTTGACCTTCCAAAAGGAAAAGAAAGACTCTTTAGAATGATGGATTTTGACGATGACAAGGATCAGTACAAAGTGTTTGCACCGCCGATCCGTGACGAAAGCCTTATCAATGGATTCAACACGATTTTACGAAGGATTGAGTTTAATGTAGGTCTTGCCTACGGAACTTTAAGTGATCCAAACACAGTTGATAAGACTGCAGAAGAGATCAAAGCAAGCAAACAGCGATCATACAGTACTGTATCTGATATCCAGAAAGCACTGCAGAAAGCGTTAGAACAATTAGTCTATGCAATGGATGTGATTGCACAGCTTGCTAATCTAAATGGGGGCAAGAAATATGAGATTAGCTTTGACTGGGATGATTCGATCGTGATCGATAAAGAACAGGAACTGCAGAGCATGCAGCAGGATGCAACAGCCGGACTGATTCGAAAAGAAATATACATTGCTGCCAAGTATGGAGTTTCTGAGGAAGAAGCATTAAAAATGATGCCGACACAGGATGATCGTTTTAATATTCAGGAAGAGTAGGTGATCACAGATGCTTGATCCGAAGTATTTGGAACAATTCTCTGATCAGTTACTTGGTATCATCGACAGTCTGACAATAGCGATCATATCTGATATGGCTAAAAGAATTGTAAAGATGGGAAATGTATCCGAATCGACAAAGCATCAGGCGGAGGTTTTACAGAATGCAGGTCTCGTTTATAAAGATACGATCAAACGAGTGAGTCAGGTGTCTGGGTACCAGAATCGAGAAGTCGAGCGGATGTACCAGGAAGCAGGAGTCAGAAACTTAAAAAATGAAGCTGTCTATTACAAGCAGGCAGGGAAAGAAGCCGTTAAACTTGAACAGTCAAATGGAATGCAAAGGATTCTGCAGGCAAACGTCAGAAAGACATGTCAAGAATTAGATAACTTAACAATGACAACAGCCGCAAAATCACAATCTGCTTTTATTCAGGCATGTAACAAGGCACAGATGAAAGTAAGTACAGGAGCATTCAGTTATGACAAAGCCATTGCAGATGCGATTAAAGAGGCAGCAGTGCAGGGAACAGAAGTCTTATATCCATCACAGCATGTCGATAAATTAGATGTCGCGGTAAGAAGAGCTGTACTTACCGGAGTAAATCAGACTGCAGCAGAAATGAATCTGCAGTATGCAAAAGATCAGAATTGTGATTATGTTGAAACAACTGCGCATGCAGGTGCAAGACCTGAACATGCCGTATGGCAAGGGAAGGTCTTTTGTTTATCTGGGACTGATCCAAAATACGAAAACTTCTATGAAGCAACAGGATATGGAACAGGACCAGGGTTATGTGGTTGGAACTGCAGGCATAACTTCCATGCATTCTTTCCTGGAATATCAACACCGGCATATACACAGGAGATGCTAGATGATTATTCTGCAAAGAGCGTGACATACAACGACAAACAATTTACAGAGTATGAAGCAAGTCAGATGCAGAGAAGTCATGAACGACAGATCAGAGAGACAAAGAGGAAACTTGCTGGATATAATTCAGCGATCAGTGAAGCGAAAGATGATACCTTAAAAAATACTTTACAGAATCGGTTCAATGAAGAATCTGTAAGATTAAAGAAACAGGAAGCAGCACTGAAAGCTTTCTGCAAGGAAACAGGAAGGCGATATGAGTCTGCCAGAGTTCAGATCTATGCAGTGAAGAATAAAGCAGGAGATATCGTTGGATTCAATCGGAGCGTTGCGCAGAAGGCTGTATGGCAAGATCGAAAGAATACCTTTAAGAATCAAATGTCTAAACAGTTAGAAAAACTGACGAATGAAGAAAAGAAAGCGATCTTGAGATATACTGGTAATGCAGCAAACCGAGTGAACAGTGCAATATATTCTGGAAAACAGCAAAGAATTGATCAGGAAAAAGGATTTATGGACCTGTTGGATTCTGCATTAAGTAAAGGTACTGTAGAACACAAAATGGTAGTTCATCGTGATACGATTCCAGAATATTTAAATGCATTTCCAAAAGGTTTTCAATATTCCGAAGAGGATATAAAAAGAATGAATGGAATGACCTTAACGAATAAAGGTTATACATCTACATCTTTTCATGACATAATGTATCAGGGTAGAAATGTTCATCTTGAAATTGAGATCCCTAAAGGGTATAAAGGCTGTTTATATATAAAAGATGTCGCAACTGAAAAATACAAAAATCAAGAAGAAGTGTTGTTTAAACGAGGCTTTCAGTATAAAATAAAAAGTGTAAATAAAGAAAAGGACAGATACTATATCAAAGCGGAGGCTGTTTTATGAGTGGAATAGGATATTATTATGATGAAAATGGTGTGAAACAAGAAATAGAAATAGGTCCGAGTTTTGATGACTTTCCTGGAATGGCAAAAGTGACAAGTCCTATACCAATATGCCATGCATGCAGAAAAGCAGATTTTGATGAAAAAGGTTATGAAACTTTATGCAAAGTATACGGGAAGATACCAAACAAACACTTAAAGGCCAAAGATTATAACTGCCCATATTTTGATAACGAAAACAATGGATGGTATCAGTTGATAAAAGATAAAGTAGAAAAAGCGAAAGGTGAGAACAATGGATAACTTTAAAGCTGTATATAAAATCTTATCAGCATTGGAAAAAGCAATGGATTATCCAGAATTTGATATCAACGATGTTGGGCCGGAAGCCTTAGGGGTTTCCAAAGAACGCTGGGCACGATATATAGAGATGATGGTTGATGTCGGATATATCAAGGGTGTAAGTATGAAACGTGATATCACAGGAGCAACAAGGATCAATGCAAGTGATGTTAGAATTACATTAAAAGGTCTTGAGTATTTACAGGAAAATTCAATGATGAAAAAAGTATATAATGCCGTGAAAGGAATCAAGGATATAACGCCAGGCCTATAAATATGTACCATCTGATCAATATCAGGTGGTATTTTTATACGAAATTTTAAGAAAGGAGCAGTGCAGCATGAAGTCAACAGAATAGAAAGGACGGTGATCCAAATATCTCCCGGCAGCAGGGTTAAGCTGCAGAAGACACGCAGAGAGATCTGGGTGTTATTTTTATGCAAAGAAACAACATTGGTCAGCTGATCAGACCTTAAACAGTCGGTTCGTGGCGGTCGGTTACACGCCTAAAACAACCTAATACGAAAGGAGAACGAGCAACATGAAAACAGATTTTTTAAAAGGTTTAAATCTTTCCCAGGAAGTGATCGATAAGATCATGGCTGAAAACGGAAAAGATATCGCTGCAGAACAGAAAAAAGCAGAGAAAATCACTCAGGAGCGAGACAGTTATAAGCTAAAAGCAGAAAGTCTTGAAACTCAGGTAAACGATGCAAATGCAGAGATTCAGAAGTTTAAAGACATGGACATTGACGGCATCAAGCAGGCGGCAGATGATTGGAAAACAAAAGCTGAGAAAGCAAAGAGTGATGCAGATGCACAGATCTCAGAAATGAAATTTGATTATGCATTAACTGCAGCATTGACAGGAGCGAAAGCTAGAAACAGCAAAGCGGTCAAAGCGTTACTTGATATGGATGGACTGAAACTAAACGATGGAAAAATTATCGGTTTAGACGAACAGCTGTCACAGATCAAGGAAGAAAACGGCTTTTTGTTCGAAAGTGATGAACCTGCACCAACGATCGTTAAAGGAACAAATGGTGGTTCTGGCGGTATTGGTGGAAAGAAACCAAGTGAAATGACATATTCGGAACTCTGTGACTATATGGAACAGAATCCCGGAGCAGAGATTTAAATAAAGGAGTAAAAAATGGCAGGAGAAAAATTTGATTCTAAATCATTCAATCCTCAGGCATTCGGTGCCTACACAGAGAGGATTCCAAATTTAAAAAAGAACGAGCTGATCAAGTCCAGAGCCCTAAAAGGTAATCAGGATATCAAAAACACGTTCAGTTCTCAGACAGGAACAGTATATGCAGTATTGCCAATGCATGGTCTTATCGGTGGAGCAGCACAGAACTATGATGGTGAGACAGATCTTAAGTCTGAAAACACAGACACATTTGAAAGAGGTGTTGTTGTAGTTGGTCGTATGAAAGGATGGACTGAGCGAGACTTTTCAGAAGATGTTACAGGTGGTGTAAGTTTTATGGACAATGTTGCAGCACAGGTCAATGATTACAAAGCTGATCTTGATCAGACAACATTAGTAAAGATTCTGGATGGTGTCTTTGCAATGACCGGAAAAGAAAACAAAGTCTTTGTTGATAAACATACATCTGATATCACAGAAGTAACAGCAACTGACAAAGATGGAAACGTAAAGAACGTTGTACAGGCTGACACGTTAAATACAGCTTTACAGAAAGCAGCAGGAGATAATAAGTCTAAGTTTACGATCGCGATCATGCACAGTGCGGTAGCAACAAACCTTGAAAATCTGAAGCTGTTAAAATACATGACACAGACAGATGCAAATGGAGTTGAAAGAGACTTAACTCTTGCGACATGGAATGGTCGTCTGGTTCTGATCGATGATTCCATGCCAGCAGAAGAAGTTGCTGCAGTAGAAGAAAGTGGAACAAAGGGAGAGTCTGGTTATGTTGCAGCACAGGAAGCTTACACAAAATATACAACTTATGTATTAGGTGATGGGGCTTTTGACTATGAAGATATCGGCGCAAAGGTGCCATATGAAATGCATCGTGATCCAAAAACACATGGTGGAGAAGATACTCTGTATATGAGACAGAGAAAAGTATTTGCACCATACGGAATTTCGTTTACTAGAAAATCTATGGCTGCAAAATCCCCAACAGATGCAGAACTTGCTGATGGATCTAACTGGACACTGGTTGATAACGGAAAAACAAATTCCGATAAGAAAGTGATCGATCACAAAGCAATTCCAATCGCAAGAATCATTTCCAGAGGGTAGGCGGTGATCCGGTATGGTGGAATATGCAGACAGGGATTTTTATGAAAATACATTTCATGGCGAGATCATACCGGAGAAAGCTTTCCCTAGTATGATCTTAAAGGCGAGTATCTTTGTGAAGTTTCTTACTTTTTCCAGAGTCGATGATATGACAGAGATTCCAGAAGAGGTAAGCTTGGCCACATGTGCGATAGCAGATGTGATGTATCAGGATGGAATGAGAAAAGATGATGCAGGAAGGGAGATTGCAAGTGAGAACAACGATGGATACAGCGTAAGTTTTGTGACGAGTCAGAGCAAAACAACAGGCACTGTGGAGCATCGTTGTAAGAAAGCAGCATATCCTTATCTTGCACATACGGGACTCTTGTACAGGGGGTGTGGACCATATGATGACAAATGCAGATCTGACGATCTATAACAATCGTGGAGTTGATAAAAAGACAGCACGAAAGCTTTATTTAAAGACTCAGATCAAAGGTGTCAGTTTTTACACAAAGCAGCAGACAACTGTTACCGATCAGGGACTTAGTTCTGCAGATATGTATCAGATCCGCATTCCTTTATCTGCAGATACGGAAGGGAAAGAATACATTGATGCTGATAAGTATCGGGAATTATCTGCAGAAGAAGCAGAAAAATACTGGACGATCAATAACGGAGATCTGTTTGGAAAAGGATTGTTAGAAGATTTTGAGAAAGAATCAGAATTTTTAAAGCAGCAGCACACAGGAAAAGTATTATCGTTTTCGGATAACCGGAGAGGAAGTTTGCCACATTGGAGAATCGGAGGTGCTTAAATATGGGAACACAAGTTAAAGTCGAACTTTCGCCCGATCAGATCTTAAAGACAAGAGGTCTTCAAGTTGGTGGACCCGCACAAAGATTTTTTACCGGAGAGTTCCGAAGAAAGATGGATCCATATGTTCCATTTTTAACCGGAGTATTAAAAGATACTGCAATAGAAAATGTGGACTCAATCCAGTTTGTAACTCCATATGCACAAAAGCAATATCACGAGAACAAAGGGAATGGACTTCGTGGCAAAGAATGGGATCAAAGATGTTGGGCAGACAATGGAGATCAGATTGTTCAGTCTGTTGCAGATTTTGTAGGAGGTAAAGCAGAATGAGTGTGATCGCAAGTGTGAGAGCATTTATCCAGGACTATCCAGGATTATCAGCATTCGATGATCTGGTGGGCGTGGAACATCTTCCGGAGGATACAAAAAGTTATGCGATTGAAGCATCTGTAACATCACAGCCAATCAAAAGGCGGTATATTAACGGTGACACAGAACGCCGTTTTAATTTTGTCCTGGCAAGCCGTGAGTACTTCGGGGCAGACGTTGCAGAGAATATTGACGTAGCAGAGTTTTACGAAGATTTCTCAGACTGGTTGGAACGATGCACGATCAATAACGAACTTCCGGAAATGGATAAAGGAAAAAGAGCAATTAAAATACAGGCACTGACAAATGGCTATGTGTTTAACGCAGATGCGACTAAAGCACAGTATCAGATTCAGTGCCAATTAATTTATTATCAGAAATTAGGAGGAATATAAAATGGCAGAAACAGCAAGCAAAACAGTAAAACAGCGTTATCAGGAAGCATCTTATTTAAAGGTGTCTGAAGCGTTCGAATTAATGGGAACTGGTTTTACAGAGTTGAACGAAGATCCAGGAGCACAGACAACGAGCAAAAAATATATCAATGATAAATCATCCACATCAAGCATTACAAGTTATGAAGGTGAGCACGGATTTACAGCCGATCAGATTCCAAGCGAAAAGGTCATTAAAGATCTGGTTAGTATTGGTAAAGAGAGAAAAACAGGAGCAGATGCAGAACGTGAATTTGTTCGCGTTGATCTGGATGAAAAAGTAGAAGGAGATACCACTGGGACAGTATTCAAAGCACGTATGTTTACCGTAGCTGCTGAAATTTCAAGTTTCTCTGATAATGACGGAGAATTACAGGTTGAGGGAACACTTCACGACAAAGGAGATCCTGTTATGGGTAAATTTGATACAAAGACAAAGACATTTACACCGGATTCAGCGACAGAGTAAACGAAAGCGAAGCGAAGATTGGAATTAGAATTAAGGAGTAAGATATATGTTTATTTGGAATGGAGAGAAGCTTGCATTTAATTTTCTGGATGCAGATATGATGAAGAAGTTTAATGATGCAAGCAAAGAGATGTGGAAGGAACTTGGAGAGTACGAAGAAAAGAATGTAAAAGATGGAATGATGGGTCCAGAAGGCGTTGCAAACGAGTCAGAAATCATGAGTAGGTTTTTTGATGCAGTATTTGGAGAAGGTTCTGCAGATAAAATCTTTACTGCTAAACATGATCTGACAGAAAGAACGAAAGCAGTTAAGAAGCTTTATTCTATCAGAGATTCACAGTTAGCAGATCATGAAAAGAGAGTCAATGAACTGTCTAAGTTGTTAGGAGCTGAATGATCAGAAGAGAACTCCCGGTGTCAGTAGATATCGGGAGTGAAACATATAAGATTGATGCTGATTTCAGAACAATCATGAATGTTGAAGGGATTATCTTTGGAAAAAAAGTTACAGATGATCAAAAGAAGTTTGCAGCAGAGATGATGAAAGAGATCGATATTGAAGAAAAAGATGCGATTCAAAATGCAAAATATTATGATGCGCTAAAGCTCTTTTACAAAGATAATGTTCCGGATGATCTGGAAGAAGCTATGGAAAAAATGCTGTGGTTTTATTCCTGTGGTAAGGAAGATAAACAATCAAAAACAAAAACAAAGAAAAAAGTGATCAGCTTTGAATATGATTTTGATTATATCAATGCAGGGTTTATGCAGGATTATAAGATTGATCTGTTTGAAGTTGATTTCTTGCATTGGTGGAAGTTCATGTCATTATTTAGTGCCCTGCATGATGATTGCAAAATCTGTGAGATCATTGGATATCGCGGGGCAGAGTTAAAGAATTTTGACAAAGAACAGAGAAAAAGGATAAGGGAGATGCAAAAAATCTATGCACTTCCGGATGAGATAAGCAAAGAAGAAAAGAAGAGGCAGGATGAGATAACACAGATACTGCTAAATGGCGGTGATCTGTCAGGAATATTGTGATAAGAGAAGCGAACAGGCGAGAGCTTGGATCTGCAGGTTGAGCACCCAGGACGTCAAATAGCTTAGAAACTTTAGAATTTTAGTTATTTGACGAGGTGAAGACATGGCAGATGGTACAGTTACAATAGAAACCAAACTGGATAATTCTGGTGCAGAAAAAGGATTAAACGATCTTAAGAAAGAAGTTGAGTCTTCTTCTAAGAGTACAGCACAGGAGATAGATAAAGCTTCTGATCAGGCACAAAAGAGTGTAGAAGAAGTTGCTAAGTCAGCAGAGAAAACCGGAAAACAAGTAGAAAAGAGTGCAAAGGATTCAGCATCGAAAGCAGGACAGGCAGCCAAACAAGGAGCTGATTCAGCAGCAAAAGGAACAGAATCCGCATCTACGAAGATGCAGCAGTCTCATAAAAAGGTAAAGGATACTGCAAAAGAAAGTGCAGATGGCGCAAAAAAGTCTTGGGAAGAATCTAATCAAAGTACAGTAGCAAGTACAGAGAGTGCAACATCAAAGATGGCCGGATTGATGAAAAAATCTGCAGCAGTAATTGGAGTTGCATCTGTGGCGGCCGCAAAAAAGACGATCGATGTAGGCAAGTCTTTTGAAGCAGGAATGAGCGAGGTCCAGGCGATCTCCGGAGCATCTGGAAAAGACCTGGAAAAGCTATCTGCAAAAGCAAAGCAGATGGGAGCTACAACGAAGTTCTCTGCTACAGAGTCAGCTACAGCACTTAAGTACATGGCTATGGCAGGATGGAAAACAAATCAGATGGTTTCTGGATTGTCTGGTGTTATGAACTTAGCTGCAGCCTCCGGAGAAGATCTTGGAACAGTATCTGACATTGTAACAGACTCAATGACCGCTTTTGGATTGAAAGCAAAGGACTCTGGACATTTTGCCGATGTACTGGCGAAAGCATCTAGTAGTTCTAATACAAATGTTGCAATGATGGGAGAAACCTTTAAATACGTTGCACCTTTGGCCGGATCCATGAAATACAGTATTGAAGATACAGCTACAGCAATTGGACTGATGGCAAATGCCGGAATCAAGGGATCACAGGCAGGTACAGAGTTAAGATCTATCCTGACGCGACTTGTAAAACCGCCAACAGATGCAGCGGCAGCATTGAGTGCTTTGGGTATCAGCACAACAAAAGCTGATGGATCCATGAAGCCAATGAGACAGACGATGGCGGAATTAAGAGAAAAGTTCTCTGGATTAACAGATAGTCAGAAATCCCAGTATGCTGCAGCTATTGCAGGACAGGAAGCAATGTCTGGTCTGCTAGCGATCGTAAATGCATCTGATTCCGATTTCAATAAACTGCAGAAGGCAATTGATAATTCTTCCGGTGCAGCCAAGAAACAGGCAGATGTCATGAACAATAATCTGCAGGGAGCATTGTATGATCTTGGGTCGGCAGCAGAAGCGGTGGGAATTGGTATCTATGAAGATATTAAGACACCTTTAACAAAAGCCGTTGGTGTTGGGACAAAGCAATTAAGAATCCTATCTAGCAAATTAAAAAAGGGTGGAATAAAAGAAATTGTTCCGAAGGAAGCTATAAATACCGTTGAAAATCTTGGAAAAGTGGCTATGGTAACCGGCAAAGGTGGAGTAAAAGTATTGGCCGCTTCTACAAAACTGCTTGGGGACAACATGGGCGTAGTTATTCCGCTTGCGACATCATTCATGGGTGCCTGGGCCGGAGTTAAAGTTTTCAACACTGCATCTAAAGGAGTTACAGCATTAACTACAGCTTTTAGTGCCTTAAAAACAATGGAGCAGGCAAATGCAATCACCTTAGTGGCACAACAGGGTGGTTTGACCGCATTGCAGACAGTTGTTGGAATCTCTACAGGTAAGATTTCTCTTGCGACAGCAGCAACAGGAGCTTTTAATGCAGCATGTACAGCACTTGGCGGTCCAGTAGGTTTAGGAGTTGTTGCAGTAGGTGCTTTAGTAGCAGGAGTCGCAGCATACACACTGACACAGAAAAAAGCGGTTACAGAAGCAGATCGATACTATTCTTCGTGCACAAAACTCAAAAAGAAACAAGAAGAGATGGCAGCATCGATCAAGAGCTTACATAAAGAAAATCAGAAAAATGTAGATTCTGCACGTGCAAATGGTGTTCAGGCAGATCAGTTGTATCAGAGATTAACAAAACTGATGAATGTTGAGCATAAGAGCGCTGGGACAAAAGCACAGATTGTAAGTGTAGTTAAACAATTAAATGAATTATTACCAGGGCTGAATCTTGAGTATGACAAAGAAGCAGATAAGCTAAATAAGTCTACTTCTGCGATCAAGAAAAACATCGCAGCATTGAAAGAACAGGCAATGGCCAAGGCTTATCAAAAAGGCATGGAAAGTGCAGCATCTAAAGTAGCCAAAGCCGATATTGAGAATGAAAAAGCTATCAAGAAAAAGACGGAAGCAACAAACAAATATAATGCCGCTGTTGAAAAAATGAATCAGGTTACCGCAAAGGTAAATCAGGGAAAGATAACAACAAGCAGTGATGAATATAAGAAAGCTTCTAATGATCTGACAAAATACTATGATGCAATGATGACAGCCAATAAGGCGGTTGAGCAAAGTGGTAAAAACTTAAATGCAGCACAAAAAGAACTGACTGCATACACAGACAAATATACAGCACAGGCAAATTATACAGAGTATCTGAAATCTTTAGATGATCTGGCCAAACAGGCAAAGATTAAAGCGAGTGATATTCCAAAATCTGTTGGAGAGGGAATCAAACAGGGTGTTTATGCAAATCCAACATCTGGAAAAGAATTAAAGAGCTTGATCAAATTAGATGATCTGGTTAATTCCGATCAGTTGGCCAAGATGCAAGAACAAGGTATGAAGATACCACAGTATCTGTCAAAAGGGATTTCTGATGGATCTATATCATTTAAGAGTGCTGCAAAACAGATGCAGAATGCGATCAATTGGACCGATCTGATCCAAAAGGCAAAGGATGCAGGTGTTAAAGTTCCTGATAGCGTAGCGCAAGGAATTAGTTCCGGACAATATGCGGTCCCTACGTCTGTGCAGGCAGTAAAAAATCTTGTCACGTTCGAAGATCTGAAAGCTAAGGCACAGCAAGGTGGTATACAGGTACCGGACTATTTAGCAAATGCGATCACATCTGGTAGTGGAAAACCGAAAGAAGCAGCGGCCGCATTAAGTCGTATGATTTCTTTCCAGGAAGCAATAACAAAAGCAGGAATTGATGGATCTAAGATTCCAACAGAACTTGCAACGAAAGTTGCACAAGGAAAGACGCCGGTTCAAGATGCAATCAAAGAACTAACAAAGATAGACTTATCTGGAGATCAGAATGCATTTGGTCTTACAAAAGCTATTGATAGTACAGCACAAAAGACAAAAAGCCAGGCAACAAAGATAAAAAACAGTTTAAAAATCGGCAAGGTAGATAATTCAGCTGCAGCAAGCTCGTTTGATGCTATTGCAACCAAAACAGGAAAAGCAGCTACTACAGTTAAGAAAAATAGCACAGCAATTAAAAAAGCAAGTAAGATTACTGCTACGAATAATTCAAGTGCCGGAGTTCAATCGTTTAATAGTTATTTATCTTCTTTTTCAAAAGGATCTGGTAAAGCAAAATCAGCTGCAGATAAAATCAGCAAAACAACCGCAGCAGGGCTTGCTTCTGGTTCGGGCAAAGCAAAAACAGCCGGCGGAAAGATGACATCGGAATTTTCTAAAGGGATCACAGCAAAGTCCGGAACAGTAAAATCTGCCGGTTCAAAAGTATCTAAAGCAGGTTCTTCCGGAGCAAGTGCGCAGAAATCTTCTTTTGTATCCGTTGGTGGTAATTTATCTCTTGGATTAGCATCTGGTATCAGATCAAACTCTGATGCTGTATCAGCAGCCGCAAGAGAAGCGGTAAGAGCTGCAGTTGCAGCCGCAAAAGCAGAAGGTGAGATTCATTCGCCATCCCGTGTCATGGAAAGTGACGTAGGAAAATGGATGCCGTTAGGAATGGCAGTAGGTATCCGAAAGCATACCAAAGATGTAGAAAATGCTTCTGGAGAGATGGCAAATGCATCCGTAGAAGCCACAGCCACAGCCTTAGGAATCCATTCACCATCTCGTGTATATAAAGATGCGATTGGAAAGAATATTCCAAAAGGTGTGGCAAAGGGCGTTAGAGAAGGGCAGACAGAACTCAATGCAGAAATGAAGCTTTCTGTGAATGAAGCATTATCTGCAGCTAAGACTGCATCCAAGAAAGGAAATTATTCCGATATCGGGAACAACCTAGTGTCTGGTATATCTGAAGCACTCAACACAGCAAAGTCAAGATCATCAGAAACCGTACAAGAAATCATTGATCAGCAGACAAGTAAGGTTTCCTCTAAGCACGATAAGGAAGAGCAGAAGTTACAAGATAAAATCAGCAAAACTAAGAACAAGAAAGAAAAAGCGCGATTAAAGAAACAGCTGAAAAATCTAAAAGCAAAAAACAATGCAGAAGAAAAGCAGTTAAAAACTGCCGGAGAGAAAACTGCAGCAGCTTACAATGATGCATTTGAGAAAGAAGCTGATCGATTAAACAAGATTGCACAGGAAAAGTTACAAGACTTATCTGATGAATATCAGGAAGCGTATAACAACATCAAGAGCAAGATGGACAGTTTAACTGATAAACAGCAATCTTGGGGAAATATCTATAACCTTGATCAGAATATCATGGACATTGAAAAGTATCAAAAGAACTTGAAGTTGCTAGAAAACAAGATTCCTGAGTCTATGATGGAAAAGATTCTCGGAATGGATATTGATGCAGGAAACGCTTATATGGCATGGTTCCAGCATATGTCAGAAACTGAACAGCAGGCTTACATTAATAAGTGGAATCAGCAGCAGAATATGTCCAAAACATTTTCTGAAAACTTCTTTGGAGATGATCTCGCAAAACTTCAGGCAAATTATGAATCTGAAATGAAAACAGTAACGGATGATCTGCAGAAAGAGATGAAACAGGCAGGAGTTAATATTGCCAAGGGATTAACTGCAGGTATGGAAAGCGAAACCAGAAACCTCAGCAAATCCATGAAGAAAATCTGCCAGAATATTATTAAGACAGCCAAAAAGACACTTAAGATTCATTCCCCATCTCGAGAATTTGCAAAGATTGGTTCTTATGATATTCAGGGAGCAATCAAAGGACATGAAAAAGAAGCTCCAAATCTGTATAAACAAATGGGAACGATTTCTCAGAACATGGCACAGAAATTTGCGAAAGCGAAGTTGAACGTTCAAGATATTCAGTCAAGGATGCAGGATGCGATTAACCTGCAGATGCAGACGATCACAACAAGGATGCAGCCAGTTGTGCAAACGGATTCAGCTAATGGATCAGACTCAATAGTTTATACCGGTCCAGAGCGAATAGAAGTGCCACTGATTATAGATGGTCGAGAGGTTACAAGAGTAATCGCCCCTTACATGGATACAGAATTAAGTACAAGAGCAACACGAAAATCAAGAGGAGGTGTATAGTATGCCAGGAACATTAGGAGTCACGATCGGAGAAAAACATACCTTAAAGGATTGGAATCTTGGGTGGACTGCGATCACTCTTGGTTTTCCGGAACCAAAAACATATGAACTGGATATTCAAGGAGCAGATGGAACACTAGATATCACTGAAGCGGTTACTGGCGGAGATGTGAAGTACAAGAATCGTAGTCTTTCCTTAGAATTTGAAACTCCAGACGAAGACTTTTTTGAATGGGGATCTATTGTATCGGACATTGCAAATTACCTGGTTGGTAAGAAAATGAAGATCTTACTCGATACTGATCCATCTTTTTATTACATTGGCCGACTTACGATTGATGTCGAAAAGACAGATCGTATAAATGGAAAGCTTGTAATGTCCGGAGAAGTTGATCCATATAAGTATGAAGTTGCTTCGTCTCTGGAAGATTGGTTATGGGATGATTTTAATTTTGAAACTGATATTATCCGTGAATATGGAGGCATCAAAGTTTCTGGAAAATACGAGCTAAATATTTATGGAAGAAGAAAGAGAGTGATTCCTGTGATCGAATGTGATACACCGATGCAGGTTACATATAACGGGGCCACTTATGATCTTCCAAAGGGCAAAAGTAAAGTGTTCGATATCTGGTTATCAGAAGGGGATAACCTTTTAACGTTTACAGGAAATGGGACAGTATCTGTCGATTATCGAGGAGGTAGTTTATAAATGTATAAGATACTATGTGACGGGAAAACACTGCACGATGTCCGCGATCCGCATTATATGGTGCTTAGCCCTAAGATATCATTAGAGCTAAATAAAACAGGAAATCTTGATTTTGGGATGTTACAAACGCATCCTCACGTTAACGATATCAATAAGTTAAAATCTCGAATCGATGTTTATGAAGATGATGAGCTGTTATTTTCCGGAAGAAGTTTAACGGATGAAAAAGATTTTCAAAACACAGGGCAGATTTCCTGTGAAGGGGAGCTTGCTTTTTTGTTAGATTCAGTACAACGTGCGCATAATTACGGAACCGAAACAACAGAAGCTGGGACA